GACGTTAACAAGGGTAGCCCTAACTACACCTTCGATATTTTCAAACTCAGTTCAGGCGCGGCTTTGGTGGACATTAGCCGAACGACTTTTTTGGAGCAAATGGAAGTTGCGGCTCCATCTATTACGAACTACGCAACGGGAACTACTGCCGGTCTCGCGCTCGACGAGTCGGCGGGGAGCTTCGATCACCTGAGTTTGTTTTGGGATCGAACGACTCCTGAATTCGAGATTTGTGACATCGCTGTCTCTCGGTTAGCTTAATGATTTATGAAACTGAATATCAAACTCGGCCAGAAGCACCCGGAAGGCCCTTGTTGTGTCTCGTCTCCGTCAAAGGATCGCGAGTATTACCCGGAGTTGTATATCTCGCACAAAGAACCGTTGGACCTTCCCAAAGAAGGAACAATGGTGATTCGATTCAAAAAGGTCGCCAGTTCTGAGCGCGAGGACAGCTACTCTTGCACTCTGGAGGTTCACGAAATCGTCTCGACGGAAGGCGATAAAGAAGCGTCTGCCCCGAAACGCGAATCAGACGCCGCGCTCGACGCGCTGGTGGAAAAAAAGCTGAAAGAAAGAGGCTACTAACATGTTCCGCGTTGACGACATCTACGACGAAGCGAAAAAGATCATCGGCTCTTGCGAGGACCGGGTTCTTTTTCGTTACCTCGGCGACGCTGTGTCTCTGATCTCCAACAAGGGTGATTTTGAGGGATGGAAGGGTTGGATCGATATCTGCACCACGGGCGGGGGTCGGTGTATCACACTTCCGCGCGAAGTCGAGACGGTGCTGGCCGTGAACTTTGGCGGGCATCCCACGTTGGGTTACGGAACGTTTTTCAATTTCCATTTGAACGGCATGGGAGACTGTCGCAATGCGTGCGATTGGTCTTGGCAGGATCAAGGGAATTGGCACACGACGTATCGTGATCTTGAGTCCCCGTCGAAGTTGATTGCCTATCTTCAGACGCCGGAAGACGACGGCAAGGAGTTGATCGTCTTCGGTTACGATGTGAACGGGAATCTTTTGCGGCGCGAGGAAAACGGTGTGTGGAGAAACGGGTATCGGGTGCCCACAATCTACGGAGTCGCCGTGGCTGACGCTGACGCTCCGACGATTGCCCGCATCACGGGTGTCTTTAAGGCGGAAACGGTTGGCTCAATCCGGTTGTCTACCATCGATAACTCCAGCACTACCGGAGTTCTGCTCGGAGTCTATGAGCCCGACGAGAAGACGCCGCAGTATCGACGTATTCGTTTAAACAGAGCTTGTTCGTGGGTGCGCGTCGCCTACCGGAGAACTAACCCAACGTTCACGAGCCGGTATGATCATATTCCGCTTAAAAGTCCGTTGGCGCTCATTCTCGCGGTTCGTGCGCGCAAGTTTTACAAGGACGAGAAGCTGAACGAGGCCATCGCTTACGAAGCGAATGCGGCGCGTCTTGAACTTGAAGCCCAGTCAGTCGCGGAGCCGAACACTACGTTCAACCCGATTCAAGTCCATGACGGAGCCGACAGTTTGGTTGATAAAGACGATTACGAGATTGTTTAAGTATGTCGCAGCAACCGCAACCGCTAATTGATTTCGACTCCACGTGGATTCGCGGGTCGAATTCGTCTATGGACCCCGGCTCGTTACCGCAGGGGTATTCATGGAACGCGATCAACATGCTGAACGTCGGGGGGTTCTGGTCGTGCCGCCCCGGATACCGGTGCCTTGTTACGCTTCCGGCTGGAAAACTTCAGGGGGCCACTATTTTTCGTCCTCGGGTTGGGATCGAGCAGTTTGTAGTCGCGGTGGACGGTGCGATTTATGTTGCCGACTGGCCGTTTCTTGAATTCCGTCTTCTGACTAATATTCAGATGCTCCCGCACGCGAAGCAAGTGTGGTGGGTGCAGGCCACGCAAGTTGCTGAGCGTCGAACGAGTGATCTCACGTCGGCGATCAACGTGATCGCGCCACGTGAGGTTCTTTTCATTTTTGACGGCGCTGATAACACTGCTCCGGCGTGGTATGACGGCTCGGATTCAGGTCACGTTCGCGATAACGAATTTGAAACCCCCACTGGCAGCGCAGTGGCGTGGGTGGGGGATCGGTTATGGGTTGCGCGCGGTAAGACTGTGCTTGCGTCGGATATCGGCAACCCTTTCAGTTTCCGAGAGCAAACGTATCTTGGGGGCACTACGGGATTCAACTTTAATCGGGAAGTGACGGCGCTGTCACGGACTCCGTCGTTGGAGTTTCCGCAGTTGATGGCGTTCACGGAGGACTCGGTAACGATTCTTCAGGCCAATATTCGTGACCGCAACCAGTGGCCGCTCACTGACAACTTTCAGCGAGAAGTTTTGCAAGTTGGATGTCCGTCATCGCGCGCCGTTGTGTCGCATTTCGGTCGCATCTCGTGGATCAGTTCTTCAGGCGTCATCATTTTCGATGCCGCACATGCTGCTCAGCAGTCGGGCCGTGCTCCAATTCGGGATAGCGAGATGATGGTCTCGAAGTCCAATCTCCACGAAGACCTTAGTTTGACGGCGTGTGGCGCGTTCGGTCCTTATCTGCTTTACAGCGTCCCCTCGGGAGACATCTACAACAAGCACACGTGGGTTCTTAACGATGCCAGCGTTGAAACTTTGAACGAAGACACCCCGCCGTCGTGGTCCGGTTATTGGCTCGGCACGCGACCCGTGGAATGGGTTTACGGGGATATCGCGGGCACTGAAAGAATTTTTCACGTGAGCGTGGATGAAGACGGTGAGAACCGACTGTGGGAAGCGTTTCAACCGGACCGGTTAGACAATGGATGTCCGATTACGTGGGCTCTTGAAACCCGTGGGATGTTTGGGGCTTCGTCCCAGTCAAAGCGAATCCCCGGGGGCGATGTAAAGTTCGGCTTTGCGGAGGTAGCTTTCGCGGGCATCGAAGAAACTTTGGACCTCGGTATTTTCTATGCAGGCGGCATTCGCGGGGCTTACAAACCGATTCTCGCTAAACAAATTTCTGTTGAGCGTGGAAGTTTGCGTTGGGACCAACAGGTGACGGCCACGTCGCAAATCTTTGCGTTTAAACCGCAAGCTCGAAAAGTTCGAACTATGGACGTGCGAGAGGAAACGACTGAAGGCGAAACCTCCTGTCCGGTCGAGTCCGAAAATTTGGACGGTAAAGATGAATCGTTTCAGCTTTTGATTGTCGGCCACGGCCCGGCTACGATTCGTTGGATTCGCTCGTATGGCACCGAGGAATCGGAGTCCACTTCGGGTGATCCTGATTCTTGCAAGGACGAGTCCCCCTACAATGCGGTTCGTTTTGACGGGGCAGCCGTCCGAGCCACTGACTTTTCGGAGCTTGTCGAAGCCCTTACTGCCAAGGCACTATCTTATTATACGGCCAATCAAACGGACACGGTGGAGTCGTTTGTTGGCGTGGGAACTGCCGAGAGCATTGTGTCTCAGGCGGCGGCGGATCGTGTCGCGAAGCGAATTGCGACGCGTATGGCAGAAGTCGAATTTCTCGCGAGCCAGCCGCGCATCCTGAGCCTTGGCGAAGGCTTCAACGAATGAGTGCATTAGACGTTCTCTTTCTACGCAGACCGAAAATCGACTACGTGTCGCCCCCGGTCTGCGAGAACATTTTCACAGGGTCGAGCGGCCCGGTGATCGTGCTTGACCCTTTCGACGAACTCGGAAAAATTTCCGGCATTGTCATCGACGTGGAGGGTGGATCGCGTATCGTGTCTTGGCCTTCGTTTCCCGGCGCGATCTGCTATACGATTTATCTGGACGAGGATGGCGTGCTTACTGTGATCGCGGAGTGCGTCGAGGGTCCGTCGTATCCTATCCCGGACGACATCGACGGCTCGATTCGTATTAGTCCCATTACTCCCGATGGCGAAGGCCCTCCGAGTGATCCAGTGGTGCTTCCTCCGGGCGGGGGCGGCGGTGGGGGCTGCGAAGAATTTATCGACGACACTCTCGTTGTCCCGGTCGGTAATGTCGAACGCCTCAATAAAATTTCGGGCACCTTTGTTGGAACGCGCGTTGTGTCAGGAGATCAACGTCCTCAGTTTTACCGGGACCGGGCTACTTCGGATATCCGAACGACTATTTCGAGCGGGGCGGTCCAAGCGTCTCAGTCGGCCAGCGATCTTGTCAATACCGATGGATCGAATTTTTTCGAGGCCAGTCATGTCGGAAAATTTTTGAAGTTTACTTCAGGTGGAGACGCTCGCGAGATTATCGCGTTTGTATCCCCTACGCAAGTTCAAGTAGCTGTTTCTGACACTGTTGCGTTATCGACGTTCACCATTAGGGGGCAGACTTTGGGTGGAGTAGCGGGCCAATTGTTCTTCTCTACGGACAGTGGAGTGTTTGTCGGTTCTGAACAAAATCCCGCAGGCGATTACCGAACGCTTTGGTTTAATGAGGGCAACGGTGAAATTCGTGACTTAGGAGACGGTATCGTGATCGTTCCTATTCAGCTTAACGAGAATGGATTTTTTCTCTACTGGGATTCAAGTTCTGGAGAGTCTTTCATTTACAATCCTAATACTCAAACCTCGACGCTAACCGGGACGCATTCGTCCAATGGTTTTAACACAAGCTTACTGGTAACAGGGCAATATCAGATTAGTCACTTTCCTGACCCGGATGAGTTTCGGGCGTTTAAATGGCAGGGGGGTATCTCGACTGATATTCACCCCCCTGAAGTCGGCACTGGGATTGGTAAATTTAGTGAAGGTCGGTTTGTATTGGATTCTGGCATGATAATTGGGAAGTATCTCGAACCTTCTAACAGCAAGGCACGAGTATTCTATCATGTCGGGGGAGTTTCAGCCGGAATTGGATTTTTTAATACCGATGGTGCGATGGATTTAACGGACTACAACCAAGCCGGAATGGTTGTAGGGGGCGGGGATATTTCCGCAGGTTTGCTAGACATTCGTGCCTTTAAGTGGACTCTTGCTGGTGGCCTAGTTCAGCTTGGTGTGTTGCCCGGTCAGGCGACTAGCTCTGTGGCCAGCGTGAACGAAGCTGGCGTAATTGTTGGCGAGAGCGGAGGGCGCGCGTGCATCTGGCTTCCGGGCCAAACGGTGCCCGAGGACTTGAACGATTATTTACCCGTTGGTTCTGGTTGGACTCTGGTTTCCTCTCTCGGCATTACTAACGACAATGGTGTCGTCGTATTGGGGAGTTTTAACGGGCCGTTCGCTTACGGCTTTCTTCAGCTTTGCTTAGACTTATGAAAGACACAAACTTAATTCTGTCCGTCGCGCCGCTCCCTCCGACTTTTAGTGGGACGCCGCAACAGATGTTCGCGGCCCTCGTGCGTCGGTCGAAAATTGTTTCGCCGTCCGGGATCAATTTTATTTACATCGGTGATACCGAGCCGACTTCAAACGTCGGACCGTGGTTGCGTGGGACAAAATGGTATGTTTTCGACGACTCCATCAAACGTTATGTCCCACTCGACATCACGGATTCTGAAAAGACGTGGTATCATATCGGGGCTACCGCACCGACGAGCGACGAGCCGCCTCTGTGGTTACGCACCACGAAGGACGCGACCGAAGCGGACCCCTCGCGCGGAGATGCGGTGGGCTGGTATTTTTGGGACGGCAGCGCGTGGGAGCCTTACCTCAGCATCGTGCTGAGCGGGCCGACTGTCAACCGTCCGGTGAGCCCGGTGACGTTCACGCAATATTACGACACCGACATCGCGTGTCTGATTTGGTTTGAGCGCGCGCAATGGCGGACCGTCTCGGGGGTGCCCGGCGACGTGAAAGCTGTGATGTTCGAGACTCTCGTCGATGCTCTGGAGCACAACCCCGGCTGGCAAGTGGTTGGCGAGTCCAATCAGGCGTTACGCGGGCGTATAATCATGCAGGCTACGAAGGACTCCGGGGGCGCGAATCCGATCACGGTCGGCTCCGGCCTTGCCCAACGGGAAGCTTTTGAGACCTTCGGCGAGACCGATGGGGTCAAAATCGACGCCTCGTCCACGGTCCCGTATCCGCCACAATTGGCACTTTGGCACCTAGTCAAAGAGTAAGAAAAACGGCACTGTTTTAACGTAACAAATGGTGAAAGAACTGACGCCCGACGAGTTTACGGAACGGCTGCTCCCGATTTTTCGAGACGTAGAGCGAAAGTTCTCCTATCCGGGCGGAACTTTCGATCCCGGACACTTCTTTCCGACTTGGCAAAGCCTCATGAAAGTCAAGGTTGCGCGAACTTGGGAGCAGGGTCCGGGAAATGCCGTGCTTGGCGCTATCTTTACTCCGAACATGTTCGTCAAAAACCCGAACGCGCTCGTGACCTTCTGGTATAAAAGGGACAACGCCCCAAGCGCGATGCCTTTACTGAAGGTCGCGATTAAGGAAGCCCGCAAGGCTGGTTGCAAGTTGCTTTATTCCGCGATCTACCACGGCCTTACCCCCGAACGCGTGAAGGTAGCCCATTATCGGTTGGGCTTTGAGGATTCGGAAACAGTTCTCCGCAAAGTTTTATGAGTGATATTTTCGGCGCAGTTGGACAAGTAGCAGGCGCGGCGATCACCGCTGCCGCAATGAAGGATGCCGCCGAGACGCAAGCGCGTGCTTTGGAGAAGCAGCGTCAATTTGTTTTCAGTCAGCTTGACCCCGCGAAGATCAATATGATGGCCGGGGCGGCTGACGTTGATCAAGTTCGTAATCGTCTGGCGCTTCAAGGTGCCATCGATCCTTCTTTATTGAAGGCTCGGTTCGAATCTCAGGACGCGATTCTTAATGCGTCTCGTGGGCTCGGTGCGGACTCGACCGCGATGAAGACCGGAGAACTTGCGGCCAAGGAAGCTGTCGCGGGCGTAAAGGGGATGGACCAAGTTAAGGCGTCGTTGATCGACGCGGCGCTGAAAGAAATCAGTGCTGGTGCGACCC